GGTTCCTGTGCCGGAGCAATGGTTTCTGGGGCTGCTGTTTCGTCGAACACACCGAGCCGGTTAAGGATGGTCTGTCCCATGACCTTTGTAGAGTACTGCCATTTGTCCGCTTCTTTGAGTTTGAAGGGCTTTTTCTGCTCTTCTTTTTCATTTCCGCTTTCTTCCTCCTTGTCAGGTTCATCCTGGTCGGTACCCGGTTTCTCCTCTGTACCCTCCTCATCCGGAGGTTCTTTCGGCTTATCCGCAAACAGGATTTCATCGGCAAAGCCCAGCTCCACGGCCTTCCTGGCGTTCAGCCAGGTCTCATCGCTCATGAGCTTGCTGATGCGGTTCCGGGAAAGCCCGGTCTTCGCGGCATAGGCGTTGATGATGCTCTCCTTCACTTCATTGAGTGTGGAAATAGCTTTTTCCATATCCCGGGCATTGCCCATGGTAATGGTAGAAGGGTCATGGACCATCAGGAGTGCTGTCGGCGACATCTGCACGAGATTCCCTGCCATCGCCACCACAGACGCAGCAGATGCCGCAATGCTTGCAATACGGACGGTCACGCTGCCCGGATAATCCCGGATCATGGTATAGATTTCCGCTGCGGCGAACACATTGCCGCCGGGAGAATTGATCCAGAGGGTAATGTCTCCCTCCTCAGCATAGAGTTCATCCCGAAACATTGCCGGCGTGATTTCATCTCCCCAGAAGGATTCCGCGTCAATCGGTCCTTCCAGTCGGAGCACTCTGCCGCCAGAGTCATCATGAATCCAGTTCCAGAATTTGTTCAATTCTGTTTACCTTCCTTTCCGGGGCTCTCTGCCCCCGTGTTCAGCCTTGCCTGATTGCTGATCTGCATGGTTTTTCCTTTCATTCTGTTCCTCCTGTTCTTCTTCCGCTGTATCCTCATCCGCCTGCGGCCTTTCATGCTCTGCCTCCTGGTTTGCACCATAGGCAGAACCGGCATCCCTCAGCTTGGTATAGCTGCCGTTCAGGTAGTAATCGTCCCCACCGTCTTCCGTTGGAATCAGATCCATATTTTCCAGTTTCCGGATATCATTTGGTGAAAGAAATCCGTTCGAGAATCCAACAGCATACCCGTTCATACGTGACTGATAATCGCCACGCATGAGCCCGTCCACATTGAACTTCGGAAAATAGGTATCCTGCTCTTCTTCAATCAGAACATCCTTCACAATCGCCTGTTCAATTCGTACCAGCCAGGGCATGATCGTGTGCATGACGAAATCAATGGACTGGTGCTCGATATTGTTGAAGGTTGCCCGCTTCAGGTCCTGGACCATGTGCGGAGGAACACGGAAGATACGACAGATTTCCTCCACACCAAACTCCCTGGTGGAAAGGAACTGGCTGTCTTCCGGAGGCAGGCTGATGGGTTTATACACCATGCCCTCTTCCAGCACTGCCACTTTATGTGCATTGCCCGCACCACCATAGGCATTCATCCAGTTATCCCGGATCTTCTGCGGGTCTTTCAGCACACCCGGATGTTCCAACACACCGGCCGGCTGAGCTCCGTTCTTGAAGAAGGAACTGCCATACTTTTCGACAGCCAGCGTAGTCCCCAGCGCGTTTTTCATCATGGCAATGGGGCTGAAACCCACAAGGCCGTTAAAACCAAGGCCGGGTATATGCAGGATTTCATCACGTTTGAAAATGATATCCCTGTCATGCTCTCCTGGTACTTCATTCGTGTATGCATGATAGGTATAAAACAGGCTTCCCTGCTCATCCCGATCAATCTCCACATTTTCCGGGAGAAGGGGGTACAAGCCCAGGATGCCGTTCTTGCCATCCCGCACAATCTGGGCGTACGCATTTCCCCAAAGGAGCAGATGGGTCATCATGGCTTCCCGGAAGGTAAAGCTTGTCATCTCCGGGTTCGCCTGCCGGTACAGGATCTTATACAGCGGATGCTCTGTAGCCTTCTCTTTTCCGTCACCTTTTTCGGTAAACCTGTAGAGGTGAAGCGGCAGGCTGGCTACCGTCTCCGCCAGGAGCCGTACACAGGCGTACACCGTAGCGATCTGCATCGCGGACTTTTCATCCACACGTTCGCCGCTGAGCGTCTGCCCAAAGACAAAAATACCGCCCGAATCCCGGACGTTATCATCGATCTTTGGCAGCTTTCTGTCAGGAGCGTCTCTTGGCTTTCCGAAACCAAACCATTCTTTCCAACCCATCATCGTTTCCTCCTAAAAATGGTCTTTCTTCTCTGCATGCTCAGAATACCCACAATTCATGCCCCGGGTCGTCATACACACTGCCCTGCTGCTCATGCCGGATTGCCCGGTCCAGGCCCATAATCCATGCGACGATACCGTCGATTTTCTCCGTACTCTTCTTCTTGCTGGGTTTAATGTTTTCAGCGGCATCCATTTCTGCCACCACATTTCCAGCCATCCAGCGAAGAACGGGATTACCGCCGTGGATGATCTTCCCTTCCAGGAGAAGTTTGTACAGTTCCTTCATACCCGGGCTCATATCCTTAAATCCCATGCCGATGGGAACCATGGTGAAACCGTCACCTTCAAGGTCTGTAATCAGCTGCGTGGCATTCCAGCGGTCCACACCAATTTCCATGATGTGAAATTCCCGGTTCAGCTCATTGATCGTCTTCCGGACAAAGTTGTAATCGACTACGTTTCCTTCTGTGATATGAAACAGGCCCCGTTTCTCCCAGACATCATAGGGCACATGATCGCGCCGGACACGCAGCTGCAGTGTCTCTCTTGGCAGCCAGAAGTGCGGCACAACGATATATTTGTCTCCCTCACAGAGTGGTGGAAAGACCATCACAAAAGCCGTGATGTCGCTGGTGCTGGAAAGATCCAGTCCGCAGTAACATGCACGGCCTTTCAGTTTTTCCATGTCTATGGGAATATCTCCCTTGTCATATACATGTTCCGGTATCCATGCAACGGTGGAACCCACCCACTGGTCCAGTCTGAGCTGCCGGAACACATTTTCCTCTGCAGGATTTGTGAGCGCTTCCCGGTAGGCATCCCGGACACGATCTATCTGGATGGTATATCCCAGGGATGGGTTTGCCTTGTACCATGTTTTTTCATCATTCCAGTCCTCCTCATCATCCAGTCCATAAATGACCGGATAGAAAGATGGATCGATACGCTTTCCTTCCAGGATGTCCTTTGCCTTGGAGTGATATTCAAAGCAGATGCTGTTCCGGTCCGTCCCCGCCGTGGTGATCAGGAAGTATAAAGGCTGTGCCCGGGCGTCACCGGAACCCTTGGTCAGTACGTCCACCAGATTCCGGTTTGGCTGAACATGAAGCTCGTCCAGAACAAGCCCGGACACATTCAGGCCGTGCTTCGTTCCCACTTCCGCGGACAGCACCTGGTAGTATCCGCTGTTGCTGTAGTTGACGATGCGTTTCCCGGCAGCCATGATCTTTGAGCGCTTGACCAGTGCTGGCGTCATATCCACCATCTGACGGGCCACATCAAAAACGATGCTCGCCTGCTGACGGTCTGCTGCGGCACCGTACACTTCTGCCGACGGCTCGTTATCTGCATACAGAAGATACAGCGCAACGGCGGCTGCCAGTTCACTCTTCCCATTCTTTTTGGGGATTTCCACATACGCGGTCCGGAACTGTCGGTTTCCCTGTTCGTCCACGATACCGAATACGTCCCGGATGATTTTCTCCTGCCATGGCAGCAGCCAGAAGCGTTTTCCGGCCCATTTGCCCTTTGTATGCTTCAGGTTTTCGATAAACCGCACAACACGGTCAGCCTTTTCGGGATCATAATGCGATGTCTCCAGCATAAACCCGGTTGGTGTGTAATCTGAAAGCTTCGGATACCCCTCAGGTCTTGTCTCAGCCACTGAGAATATCCTCCATTTCATCTTTATTCCCGGTCACTTCGGTATTGGCTACAATTCTCGACCGGGATGCCGGAGTCAGTCCGAACTGTTCACAGAACCGGTTCATGATTTTCAGATAGGTCTGAGCGATACTGACCTGCGGTACCTGCATCCAGTATCCGGAGGGCGCCTTCACGATGGTTCCGTGCTGGGTAATGAATTCTTCCGCTTCCTTCCATCGGGCATACGCCTGGCAGTATCCGGCAAAGCTGGCCATATCCACTTCCGTCAGAATCCCCAGCTGTTCCATCTGATGGCACAGTCTCCGCCATTCCTTCCTGGCATCCGGCTCCAGCCACTTGGGACAGGACGGCGCCTTTTTTTCCGGTTTCGGTTCCCGGTCATTCAGTTTTCTCTTTCCCGGATTCCCTTCCAGTTCCTTGATCGCCGTCGGCGTGGGTTTCCTGCCTCTGGTCGCCATGTACATTCCTCCATACAGGTATAAAAAAGAGACCCTCGCGGATCTTATCAGTACGAGACACAGCCCCTCAGGGCTGTTC